CTCCAACTTTTTCGCCCGACATTACCAAATTTAGTGATTGGAAGATTTTTCTCATAGCCGAAAAATGGTGTGATATCAGATCGTTAAGCGTTTCACGCCAAAATATGGAACTCACTTAGCAGGGGTGGGAACCTGCTAAGTGAAGTTCCACGTTTTGTTCCTTTGGTAGCATCTCCTGATACCACTCCGCAGAAGTAGCATATCCTTCCCTTTGGCGGTACGCGGATGCCGGAATGGAGAAACCAGCCCGGAACAGGCTTGGAACCGGCCCGGAACCAAGCGGGGCACTTCTGGAACTCCGAAATGTGGGTGATCCCATGGCACAGCTGTTTCAGGCGATTGAGAAGCACCACGGCTCGATGGTCGAGGATCGACATGGCCGCACCTATCTGCGGCTCGATCAGGCGCAGGGTGGCCAGACGGTCGAGCTTGATGGCGGCTTTGCCTGTCACGCCAGCGGCGCTGTGATGCTTTGTGTGTGCGAAGAAACGCGCGAACTGTTTTTCTTTTGCGATGATGGAAAGCACTTCATCACCGATCAGGCTGACGACGGCAGGCATTGCGTCGGCATCTATCCATAAGGCGCAAGCGTGCGAGGCATCACTGTGAATGGTCCGTTGAATAATGGTCAGATCGTTTGGGTTCTGTTGGCGCTGGCGGTGATTGCCGCTGTGGCTCTTGTTTATGTCTTGGTGTGGTGAGGAGCGATCATGGGAAGGAAGGCAGTCCCGGTGCAGCTGAAGCTGTTGCGCGGCAATCCGGGCAAGCAAGTGCTTCGTGACGATGTTATGTATCCCGATCAATTCAGCGACGTGCCCGAGCCGCCTGCGTTCATCACCGGCTATGCCTGCGATGAGTGGTACAACGTCGCGACCGAACTGCATCGCTTGGGCGTGCTGACAAAGCTCGATTGTGTACCGCTCGCGGCCTATTGCTACGCATATGGTCAGTGGCGTGACGCTGCCGAGATGTTGGCAACGGTGCGAGACGATCCCACGCGCGGTTTGCTTATTCGGGGCGCGCTGGGTGGCGCGGTCGAGAACCCGCTGATCTATATCGCGCGCAAGGCAGCTGCGGACATGATGAAGTATTCCGCCGAGTTCGGATTGACGCCTGCAGCACGGAGTCGTGTTGCTGCTCGCGGCAAGCCCGACGACGGGAAAGACGCAAAGTTTGCTGGGCTCCTCGCCCGTTAAGCGCACGCCGAAGGGCAAAGAACTTGCGCAGGCTGTCATAGAATTTATCGAACACTTGACCGTGCCGAGTGGCAATGGCGCTGGTTCGTCGTTCAAGCTCGACATCTGGCAAAAAGATTTTATTCGCGACATCTATGAGCCGCATCGCATCTTGCCCAACGGCACGATGCGTCGCGCGGTGCGGCGCGCGATCCTGTCGATGGCGCGGAAGAACGGTAAGACCGCGCTGATCGCCGCAATAGTGCTGGCGCATCTGGTCGGACCTTTGGCGGAAGTTCACGGCGAGATTTACAGTGCGGCGAACGACCGCGATCAGGCAAGCATCGTCTTCAAATTCGCCAAACAGATTGTCGAGCTTGAGCCAGAACTGTTGCAAGAGATCGAAATCATCCCGTCGACAAAGACGATGATCGGCAGGCGAATGGGCACTGTCTATCGTGCGATCTCTGCTGAAGCTGGCACCAAACACGGCTATCTTCCGTCTGTCGTGATCTATGACGAACTGGCGCAGGCGAAGAGCCGCGATCTTTATGACGTGCTTGATACCAGCTTCGGCGCGCGCGATGAACCATTGTTTATTGTGATCTCGACACAGTCGAATGATCCCGATCATGTGTTGTCGAAGCTGATCGACGATGGCCTGTCGGGTACTGATCCGGCAATCGTCTGTCATCTGTTCGCCGCTGACGAGAATTGTGATCTCGGTGATTTGGCGCAATGGAAGAAAGCAAATCCCGCGCTCGGCAAGTGGCGCGACTATGAGGACTTGGCGACTTCGATCCGCAAGGCACAGCGTATGCCAGCGGAAGAGCCGAAGGTGCGCAATCTGTTACTTAATCAGCGTGTCGCGCCTGTATCGCCGCTGATCTCGCGTGTCGAATGGATGGCGTGCAAAGGCGAAGTCGTCTTGCGCGATGGCGAGGAGGTTTATCTCGCACTCGATCTGTCGAGTGTCGCCGATTTGACTTCATTGGTGGTCGGTTCTGTCGATGAACCGTGTCGCATCTGGCCGTATTTCTGGAAGCCGAGCGAACACGTTGAAGAACATTCCAATCGCGATTTTGGTTCGGGCAGTCATCGTTATCGCGAATGGGCCGAGGCTGGGCATCTGTTGTTGTCGCCCGGAAAGACAATCGACCCTGAAGTGATCGCGACATTTATTGCTGAACTGAGCATACGCTTCAAGGTGCGCGGTCTCGCCTATGATCGCTGGGGCATGCAGGCACTACTTAAAGAGTTCGACCGCATCGGGCTGCAGGCTTACGAGGATAGTGAGAAAGGCGGTGACGGCTTGCGGCTTGTGCCGTGGGGCCAAGGCTACCGCGACATGAATGCTGCGGTGAACGCGTTGGAATACGCGGTGATCGAACGCAAGGTGATGCATCCGGGTAATCCGGTGTTGAACTGGAATATGGCGAACGCCATGGCGCGCACCGATCCGGCAGGCAATCGCAAGCTCGACAAGGACAAGGCGCGTTTCCGCATCGACGGCGCGGTGGCTCTTACGATGTTGCTCGGCCTGCGCTCGCGAGATCGCACGACGCAGAAGCCAATCGACATCGAAGCTTTGATCGGGTGAAGGAAGGGACAGTCATGCCGAAACCAACACCTACGCAGGAAGAAAACAACTTGGCCATGTACGGCTTGGTCGTCATGAACAAGGAAGAGGATGGCAGCACGGACAATCCGCCCGGCCCGGTGCCTGATCCGAGCGAGCCACCGGTTCTGCTTTCACTCTCGCCGAGCACCGCCGCGTCTGGTGATCCTGATTTTGTGCTTCATTGTCGTGGCGCGAATTTCGGCGCGGGGTCGGTTATCCATTTTGGTAGTGAGGCTAATCAGGATGAGCCGACGACGCTTGTTTCTAGCACTGAGGTGACGACGGGTGTGAAGCCGCGATTGTTTGATCCGGCAGTCGTGCCCGTGACTGTTCGTCACGGCGGTCAATCGTCAGCGGCGGTTAACTTCACATTTACAGAACCCGTATCGACAAAAACAAAACGAAGCACTTGAACAGTCCGTCGTCGGCAGACCATCCGCACGGCACTGTTTTCTGGAAGCGGCGTCGCGCGCTGCAGCTGAAAGCCGAACCGCTGTGTCGCATGTGTTTGTCAAACGGTGTCGTGCGGCTGGCGACGGTCGCCGATCACATCGAGCAGCATCACAAGGACTGGAATAAGTTCGTGCTCGGTGAACTGCAATCGCTTTGCGAGGAGTGTCACAACCGGACCAAGCGCACGAACGAATTGCGCGGCTACGGTCTTGAAGTTGATGACGACGGCTGGCCGACTGATCCGAACCATCCCGCGAACAGGATATGAGGCTATGACATGCAAACTCTGCAACGGTCTCGCGCGGATCGTGGCGAGTTGGCGGCCCGCGTCAAATTCGATCCCGATGAGCCGCGAGACGAAAGCGGCAAGTGGACGGATGGCGGCGGCGGTGACGGCGGCGGTAGCGGCAGCGCGCCAGCGACGCCAGCAAGCGAAAAGCCAGCCGCATCGAGTGGCGGCAAGGGCAAAGGCAAGGTTTCCCAAGTAGCGGATTTCAACAAAAAAGGCATTCGGCTCGATCACGACACGACGATCAATCCAGCGAAGGCAGAGAAGTTTCTCGCGCGCTGGAATGATCGTGTGCAGGAAGCGCCGGAGGATTTCAAAAACGAATTTCTCGGCGGCCTGCCGGGCACGATGCATATCGATTACAACGAAAGCACCGACAAGCTTGAAGTCTCTGGCAGGTTGCAGGAAGGCGGCAGTGAGATTGGCGAGTATCAGCGCAGTCTCGATCTGAAAAACAATTCCGCATATTCTGCGTATTTCGTTTTGAAGAAAGGCGAGCGCGGCAGCGGTGTCGGCAAGACGTTGTTGAAATCCAACGTCGCGATGTATCAGAAGCTGGGCTTCGACAAAGTCACGGTCAGCGCGAACATCGATGTCGGCGGCTATGCGTGGGCCAAGTACGGCTACGTGCCAACAGCAAGTTCATGGCGTTCGCTGTCGTCGGAAATTCGCGACAAGCTCAACAATGATGGCGACCGCGCGCGTCATACTGCGTCCGGTTCTGGCTACACGCCGGAAAGCTGGGACCAGATCGGCGATCATGATCAATCGCAGATCGAAAATGCATGGATGCGCGCGACGCATGATGAGTTCGTCGACAGTGAAGTGCAGAACTGGCGTGACAGTGGGCAAGCGCTGGAAGACGCAAAGACCAATCTCGCAGAAAACGATGTGCGCGATGAGAGTTGGGCCAAGGCTGCGCTGGAAGAGTGGCGCAATGGTCGAGACGATGACGGCGCAGGCATTCCGTTTACCAATGAGCAAATTCTTGAAGCTGTTTCGCTTGATTATAGTTCGCGCCGTGGTGACGGCAGCGATGATCCCGACATCACTATCGACGAAGACAAACTGAAGGACGAAACCCAACCGTCATTGCCGGGATTGGAAGCGCCGCCGCTGAGCGAAACGACGCAGCAAGAAATCACCGATGCGCTGACCAAGGGCTTCAATGATGAAGCCGAGAGCAATGCGCAGGACGCCGATCCGCCGAGCTACATCAGCGACAGCGTGAGTGAGTATCAAGACGAATACTGGTCGTCGATGGATGACGAACAGAAATATGAATGGGCTGAGCGCAACAGCGAGTTGCCGGAATATCCGCTGGAGGATGACGAGGAAGATCGTCCCGAGCCGGTTGAAGTAACCGACGAACAGCAGAACGCGCTGATGAAGCTGGCGCAGAGTTCTGATCCGAAAGCGTTGTGGGCGATTGCTGACTCTGAGAAGGGCAAGCAGTTGCTGCTCGGGACCAGCTGGTCGGGCGTGCTCGATCTCAAGGACAAGCAGACGATGGATCGCTTTCACGCCTATGTCGGCAAGTGAGTGAACATGGCCCGACGCCAGAATGATTTTCACTACATCGAGAACCGCCAGTTCGAAGACGACAAGATGCATGCCGCGATACTTGCCGATGGTGATCACGCGGCTGCGCAGAAAGTCAGTGATCAAGTCGCGCGCGACATCGGATTGACGGATGCCGAGATCGCGGCGCTGCACGCACCACCGAAGGGAAAGAGCAAATGAAGCACGAAAGCCAAGTCGCGTTTCGTCGCAACGATCCTGTCGGCGGCAATCTGTTCACGCGTTCGCTCACCGCTCGCACCGTTGCAAGCTTGCTGCGCAATGTCGCTCTTGTTGATGTTGTCGAACAGCTGTGGCCGAATGATCGTGCCTTGTTGGAGCATCTGACGCGTGCGGCATCCGCGCCCGCGATGACTAGCGTGGCGGGTTGGGCTGCCGAACTTGCACAGAAGCGTGTTGCCGACGTGTTGACGGCGCTGGGTGCAGCGTCTGGCGCGGCGGATGTGATGAAGCTCGGCTTGGTGCTGGATTGGGATGGTGCTGGAATGATCAGTGCACCCGGATTTACAGCGTCGGCTGGCAACAGCGGGTTCGTGCAGGAAGGCCAACCGATCCCGGTGCGGCAGTTTGCGCTTAATCCCGCGCAGATGCAGCCCTACAAGCTGGCATCGATTGCCGCGCTCACGCGCGAGATGGTTGAGAGCAGCAACGCTGAAGCGTTGATCAGTGATGCGCTGGTGTTGTCGACCGGGTTGGCGCTTGATGCCGTGTTCTTCGGCAATGGTGTCGCGACAGCAGCGCAGCCTGCAGGCATTCTCAATGGCATTGCTGGGCTGGTGCCAAGCGACGTGCCCGATCTGTTTGAAGCGTTTGCCGAAGACATGGCACAGCTGATCAATGTGGTTAGCGTTGTCGGCGGCAAGGGGCCGTTCGTATTTATCGGCAGTGCCGGGCGTGTCGCCACCATCGGCATGCACTATCAAAGCCAGAATGTGCCGAATGTTTCGTTCGTTGTGTCAAGCGCGGTCGGTAACAATCTAGTGGTCATTGCGCCGAAAGCGCTTGCTGCGGCGCTGAGTGCTGATCCAGAAGTCGAGACGGCGAACGCAGCGACACTGGTGATGGATACTGCACCCGGTGCTGCGGGCACGATGGGTGCCGAAAAAGAGATGTGGCAGACTGACAGCATCGCGGTGAAGGTGCGCTGGCCGGTGTCGTGGGTGCTGCGTGATCCGCGCGCCGTGGCATGGTTGTCGCCGACATGGGATTGACGCGCGTCGATAGTTTTCTGGACGATCTGCCCGAACTCGATCCGGTGATCTTCCATGAGCGAACCGATTATGGATGGCGCGGGCTGACGGCACACGGTGAAGTGCTGGAAGTCAAGAGTGCTGACGGGCATGCTCTCAAGATACCGGATGAGATCACAGTCGTTCAAGCGGGTAAGCGGATTGGGCGTCGCGCGGTTCGCAATGATGTGACGGTCGATATTGACGCCTATCTCGATCACTTCAATCGAGCGATTGTGCACTATCGAGCCAATCGCATTGATGATGCGTTGGTTGCGTCTGATGCAGCGCTGCGAGCCGTACCGGCAACGCGTGCCAAATTCAATCGTGCGATGATCCTGCTTGCGGCTGGTCGCTGGGCTGAAGGGTTTGCCGAATATTTGGAATGCGAGCAGAGAGAGCCGTTCATGCGGCCATTGGTTCGCGCGGCGCTTGAGCGCGGGTTAGTGCCGTGGCAGGGCGAAGACATTAACGGCAAGAAACTGTTGTTGCTGCACGCTCACGGCTTCGGCGACAGCATCATGATGCTGCGCTACGTGCAGCAGCTGCGGGAGATGGGCGCGAGTGTCCGTTTCGATGTGCCAGCTGTGTTACAGAGTGTTGCCAGTCAATTTGCGCCGCTTGACGTAGGGGATGGTGCAAGCGCGCCGGATTGTTTTTGTCCCATCCTGCATCTGTTGCGCTTCCTGAATGTCACGCCAGAGAATGTTGACGGCACTCCGTACATGGCTGTCGCCAAGGCGGTCCCCGGTGTGAAGCAAGACCGAAAGCAGGTTGGCATCGCGTGGTCGGTCGGCAAGCCGAGCGATGGTGACTATCCGCGCGAGATACCGCTTCGTGAATTGGTCGATGCGCTGGGCGATGTGGAAATTCACAGTGTGCAGGTTCAAGGCGCAGATGAAGCGCGCGCGCTTGGTGTTCACGTTCACGAGTTCAACGACTTCGCCGATTGTGCGCGGCTGATGTTGAAAATGGATGAGATCGTCAGCGTCGACACGGCGGCGCTGCATCTCGCTGGCGCTATCGGTCATTGGCGCGTGACTGGTTTGCTATCGCATTGGGCCAGCTGGCGATGGATTGCACCTTGGTACGCTGACATGCGGCTGTGTCGTCAGACGGTTGCTGGCGATTGGTCGAGCGCGCTGGCGCAAATGCACGGGCGCTGATCGCGCCGACAATACGGCTTTCAAAAATCTTGAGTGACGACGTAGTCGACGAATGTCGAGGAGCATTCCTATGGGCAAACATTGGCAGGCGAGATCACTTGCAAGCCTTTCGAAACAGGATGGCTTCGAGCCAGACGACGGCGAGAGCTATGAAGATTTCATGGATCGCTGCAATGATGAGATTGGCAACGAAGATGCCTGCCAGCTGATTTGGGAAGACAGTGATAACGCCGCCGATGATACCGACGACATGGACCGTTCTGTCGCTGGCGTAACGCACAAGACGCATGCCGGTGATGTCAACGGCCTAGAGTTCGTGCTGTCCGACGAAACCCCTGATCGCATGGATGACGTGATCATGTCGGATGGTTGGGAGTTGACGCACTTCAAGCGCAACCCCATCGCGTTGTTCAATCACAAGAGCGATTTTCCAATTGGCAAGTGGCGCAATCTGCGTGTCGAGGACAAGCAGTTGCGTGGCCATCTTGAACTTGCGCCGAAAGGCACGAGCGACCGCATCGACGAAATTCTCAAACTGGTCGATGCCGGTATTCTGAAAGCGGTCAGCGTCGGCTTCAAGCCGGTCGAAACCAAGGACCGCGAAGGCACCAAATGGGGTTCGGTGTTCGTCAAGAGCGAACTGGTCGAAACCTCACTGGTCAGTGTGCCAGCCAACCCGAACGCGTTGGCCGTCGCAAAATCTCTGAAAATTTCATCCGCAACGATTGATCTCGTCTTCGCCGAGCAAGGCAACAGAAGCACGGGCACCAAGCGACGTGGGTTCACTGGCGAGCACGCCTCACGATCTCGCATTAGAAGGGGCAGCGCCATGTCTGGCCTCGCTCAACGTATTGCCGACTTGGAAACACAGATCACTGCCAAGCGGGAAGAACTGGAAGCGCATATTGAGAAGCAGGACGACAGCAACGTCAGCGACGCTGATTTGCAGAAGACCGGCAAGCTCAACGAAGATATCATTCAACTGTCGCGCACGCGTGACGGGTTGATCAATTCGGAGAAGAACCTCGCGAAGACGATTGTCGTCGACAACAACAACAATAATAACAACAACACTCGCGGTCGTTCGCTCTCGACGACTGTGATCACTGGCAGCGAGCGCGAGCGCATCGCTGCGCCTGCGGTTGTCGTCAATCGCAAGAAAGACCTTGATCTGCTCGACTACATCATTCGTGGTGCCACGGTGGCTGTCATCGCCAAGGTCACGAACAAGTCGGTCGAAGAGACACGGCTGCGCATTTACGGTGAAGACGAAGGCACCAAAGCCATCGTCGAGATCGTGACGCGGGCAGCGTCGGCACCGGCCATGACGACGGTCGCGGGTTGGGCGCAAGAGCTTGCGCAGACGACCTATGCCGATCTGATGCCGCTGCTGATGCCGAAGGCAATTCTGACGCGCATTGCGCCGATGGGATTGACGCTTGGCTTCGGCACAGCCGGTCGGATCATTATTCCGACGCGTTCGCGCACGCCGAGCTTGGCGGGTTCGTTCGTCGGTGAAGGCTTGGCAATCCCGGTTCGTCAGGGTGCGTTCACTTCGCAAACCCTCACGCCGAAGAAAATGGCTGTCATCAGCACTTGGACGCGGGAGATGGGCGACCATTCCGTGCCTGCGATTGAAGGGCTGATCCGTCAGGCCATTCAGGAAGATACCAGCGTCGCTGTCGACAGCGTGCTGATCGATGCCAATCCGGCAACGGTGATCCGTCCGCCCGGTTTGCTCAATGGCGTGGCGGCAACTCCTGCGACCGCTGGCGGCGGCATCAATGCCATTGTCGGTGACATCACGAACCTGATCAGCGCGATCAGCACGGCGACTTTCGGCAACGTGCGTAACTTGGCGTGGCTGGTGAACCAGACCGACATGCTGCGTGCGTCGCTGCTCAATGCTGCCGCGACTGGCATGTTTCCGTTCAAGGCCGAAATTGCTGCCGGTAACTTGAACGGCATTCCGATCATCGACTCCGCAACGGTTGCGCCGAAGACGATGATCCTTGTCGATGCAGCCGACTTCGTTGTGGTCGGCGGCGAGGCTCCGCGAATGGAGATGAGCGATCAGGCGACGTTGCACATGGAAGACACCAATCCTGCAGACCTTGTTTCGGCTGGGTCGCCGGGGACGGTTGCTTCGCCGCAGCGTTCGCTGTTCCAGACGGACTCGCTCGCTCTGCGCATGGTGATGCCGCTCAATTGGCTGCAGCGCCGCGCTGGCACCGTTGCGTGGACGCAGAACGTAACGTGGTGACGGCTTCCCGTGCGCTGTCTTGAGCAGCGCACGGCAATTTCTCAACAGGAGGATTTTGCAATGACCACGAAACTCGCTGACAACGCGGCGACGGAGAATGCAAAGAAGCAAGTCGCCGAAGATCAGAAAGCTACCGAGAAGTCGCGTGCCGAGTATGCCGAGCGCATGAAGGGCAAGCCGACGCCGACGCAGGAGGAAAACGACATCGCTGCGTTGGGCGGCCATATTCTTGAGCACGAGGCTGACGGCAGTGATCCCGATCCGCATGTGACCAAACATCTTGAAGCGGAGAAATCGGGTACGAAGCCGGGCTATCAGACCCGCGATCAGACCGCTGGTCGTGAGACCCGTGACCAGACTACAAGTCGCACGCATCGCACCGAGTGACAGGTGGCCAACTGGCTGTCCCGCATCTCTCGGCTGATCACAAAGGCCGAGGGGCAATACCATGGTGGCCCATGGTATTTACCGATTACGGGCGGCTGGCTGCCTCAAGACATAGGCAAGTTCACTAACTGGTGGCAGCTGGGTTACGACCCTATTGGTCTGTCGTCGCAGTCGGCGATGGTCGAAGCCTGTGTTTCGGCTTACTCGCAAACTGTCGCCATGTGTCCCGGTGATCACTGGCGGCTTAATAGCAAGGGCGGGCGAGATCGAGTGAAGAACTCGGCACTCGCTCGCTTGCTGCGTTACCCGAACGACTATCAGACGATCAGTGATTTTTTGCTCAATGCGGTGCGGTCGTTATATCTCACCGGCAATACTTATGCGCTGTGTCTGCGCAATGATCGTTTCGAGATTGATGAAGTGCATCTGATGAAGTCGGAGCTATCGCGCCCGCTTCTCGCGTCGACTGGCGATATTTTTTATCAGCTGCTCGGCAACGATGTCATCAGCAAGCGCTTGAATGCAGAGACGTTGCTGGTGCCGCAGCGTGACGTGCTGCACATCAAGTTGCACACCGTGAAGCAACGCTGGCCGGTGCCGTTGGTCGGCGAAAGTCCCATCGTCGCGGCTTATGCCGACATCGGTGTTAGCAACGCTATCGCCAATCAACAGGGCTCATTCTACATGAATGAGGCGCGGCCTTCGGCGGTGTTGTCGACCGATCTGACGCTCGACAAGGATCAGGTGCAGGCGCTTCGCGACCGCTGGAACGATCAGGCCAAGGGACTGCATCAGGGCGGTACGCCAATTCTCACGTCGGGCTTGAAGGTGCAGCCAT